CTGTGCCTTTTCCCATTTCTATTGTTGTTGTAGTTGATACAATGTTATTAAATAAAATATCTACTGTTGCTGTTGCCGACTTAGGTGACGTAGGAGTATAACCTAACATCTTTGCCAATGACACAATGTTTTTTCTTATGTCAGCACTGTCTAGGTACATTTCATTTGCTAACATATTAGCATTGAAACCTAGGTAGTGTGTATTGTAAGCAAGTAAGTCTAGTAAGACAGCAAAACCAGAACCTTCAAAGTCATAATCTTGGAATTCTGATTGATTTTGTAAAAATGATTTTAAGTTTGCTTTTATATCGTCAAAATCAAAATCTGAAACTTGTAATTTATTGCTTGCCATCTTATCTTAATCTCTCTAAAAATGTTTCTACTGTAATTGGGTTTTGTATTCCTATAACATAAAATTTAATTTCAAGTCTATAAGCATTTCTATCAATATCAGGATCAGCTATAATTTGAGTTATATTTGCTCTTGGCTCAAAGTTGTTTAACACTTCTTCTACTTTTCTTTGTAAGTTTAAAGCAGTCAATGGTGTCATTGGCTCAAATAATAATGCTCTTACGTTACCACCAATCTCTGGGTGAAACGGTCTTTCAAAATGATTAGTGTTAATCAAGTTTCTAACACTTCTTTTTACTGATTCTACATCAGTCAATTTGTTTACATCATTAGTAACAATGTTTCTACCAAAATCTAAATCTAAATCTTTGTATATTCTAGTAGCACGTTTACTATTGTTGATTGCATCTAAATTGGCCATACCAATATTTATACACGATTAACCAGAGAATACGTTAGAACTTCCAGTTGAGGCAGCATTAGGTACCCAACTACCATGACCACCGGTTGCGTCACCTATTCTATGAATAGGGATACTATTTACAAATACTGTTGAACTACCTGCCACAGCAGGGTCACCACAACTAGTGGCGTCACCTACTCTTATAGAAGCAGCGCTGTTTATAGTAACATTTGGCGAACCACCTGTATATGGTGTTTGATGAAAAGGACTAGGTGTCGGACTTGCGTGTCCTACGTGTACATCTAAACCTGATCTAACACATGCTGGCATTATTTACCTTGTGAGTTGTATGCTTTCCAACTACGTTTCTTTGACTTGTTCATTGAACTAAATTTAACACCTTTACGATTACCTTGAGAAGTCTTTTTTGGCATTCTTTCATGCGCCACATAAGATTTCGCTAATTTTGCCATTATCTACCTGCTGCTTTGGCCGCTTTGAGTGCTGCTCTTTTCTTTTCTACTATTAATGACTGTCTAATTTTTCTACCCATTGGTATTCGAACAGAATCACTAATTTGTTTGCCTCTTTTACTAATATATTCAACGCCAATTACACTTTCTTTAAAATCACCTTGTACTGACATTACTGCTTTCTTCAAACTCATCGCTTCTTTCTCTTTTTCATCACCATTTTCATTCCAAAACTTAAATATTCTCATTTTATTCATTATTATTTTCGTGTCTGCAGTTTCTACAACACAAAGTTTCTCCGGCTTCATCATATTTTTGCCAACAATACTCATTACAGTGGCAGTTGTGTCCGCAATTTTGACAATAAATCATATATTCTATTTATATTAGTATTTACATCGCATATATGCGTGTTGTAGATTCGTTTCTGTTAAATTTTCTTTATTTTTCAACGCCGAATCACTAATTTTCTCTAAATCTGGCCTAATTTTACACGATATTTTGGTACAAGAACAAACGGCGAACAAAAAAAGTAAAAAAGTCAAGTAAATCAACCCTTTTTTAACCAATTTATTTGCTATATTACCCATTTTTATCTGTACTATTCTATTTATCCTGATATATTAGCTAGTATATGATAAACAAAAACATAAAAACAAATAATATGACGATAGTTAGAAATATCGCATATAAACAGATAGACAAAATGAAGACTAATATAAAAGATGTTATTGAAGTTGACAATACTCTTTTAAATCTAATTGATATTAATATGAAAAACGCTATTAATAGTATCATTTACAATTATAAACTAAACAACAAGTAAAAGGAGAAAACACTATGATAAAAGAAATGAACACGTTTAACAATAAATTATTTTCAATGTCTATTGAAGACTTGAATAATACTAAAGACTTAATTGCTGACATTATTAAGAACAAAGTAAAGTCTGTAATGAAAGTTGGTATGAAAGTTAATGTAGTACAGAAGACTAAAAAGACTTCTGGTGTTATTACAAAAATCATGCAATCAAAATGTTTAGTTGATTTGTCTGGTAAAATTTACAGAGTACCAATGTCAATGTTGGAGGTTGCGTAATGATTACAGCAGAACAATATAATCTTTTAAGAGAAAAAGAAGAAAAAGATAAAAATATGAAAAACAATATATCAGTAGTATTTGCTATCGTTTTCGTAATGAGTATGGTAAGTGCCACTGGCGCAGTTGAGGCTGACAAATATCTTATGGCTTTCATAATGACTATTGTTGGTATCACGTCAGGTATCTTAACACTAATAACACAATCGGAGGACAAATAATGATTACAGTAACAGATAAATCAGAAACACTATTAGCTGGTATCGGTAAAATGATAGACGCCATGGTATTAGATTATAGTAAAGGCAATACTAATGAAAGAATGTTTAACGAATACAAAGATGGTTTTAAAACTATCGTTGGTCAAAAATTTATCAAAGTAACTAACAATGGTAGTGTAAAAGCTTTTGTTGTAAAGGCAGATGATGGTAGATTTAAAATGGGTGATATACTTAAAGCATCTAGTTGGAGAGCTCCAGCAAAGAACAGAGCTAGAGGTAATGTACTAGAAGCCAATTACTCTATTCAATGGACAGGACCACTATATTTGAGAGGATATAATTAATATGAAAAAAGGTAAATGTACAGTATGTAAAAAAGTATTCACAGTAAAGAAAGGTGAATCACTTAAAGGTAAACTAGGAATAATACCTGTTGATCTATGTAAGACACATTATAAAAAAGTTATGTCTGTTGATGAAATGAATTTAAACGATACGAGAGTTTAATGGACAAGTATCTTAAATGGATTGCGACTGGTTTTCTAATGATAGGTTGTGCTTGTGCTGCTAACTCTGTGGGTATATATCCACTAGGACCAATCACTACTTTAATAGGTGGGTTCTGTTGGTTGGCCGTAGCCATCATGTGGAAAGAAGCCGCACTCATAACAACTAATCTTGTATTATCAGCTATTACCGTAATAGGATTAGTTTACACTTATGTTAATTAGAACATTATTAATATTTTTATTTTTATCATTATCAGCAGTTGCTGATCCCTGGAAAGGTTATCCTTATAACTCTAGTGAAATACCTAGTAGAGCTGAACCTGATGAAAAGATATTAAAACATTATCTAAAGAAATATATTAGTGCTAGAACTAAAGAAGACTTTACAATTAAAGTTAAAGCAAATGATGATTATAAGAAACTTAACTTTGAATTGATTACTGATTTTGACTATGATAAAATTGTTGTAGATAAACAAATGGACAAGTCAGCAATGTTAAGTTATTTAATGTATGAAGATGGTAATGTTGTTATTGATGTAATTAATGAAAAATATAAAAAGAATTTTAAAAACAAAACACTATATGTTTCTAACTCTGTTGGTAAAAGTTTAGTATCATATATCACAGGTCATGCTATCTGTAAAGGTTATATTGGCAACATACATCAACCAATAGATTGGGACGTTTTAGAAAATACATTATACGAAGGACAACCTATACTTAATCTTTTGAATATGGCTTCTGGTGACCAACAATATGTAAGTGAAAGTATGGGATTCAGAAACTCAAAAAGATGGGTTAATAGTGTTTCAATAAAAAGTGTAATGAAAAAAGAATTAAAGAATTCTAAAGTAGGCAAGTTAAAATACAATTATAGTAATGTAGATACAAACATTGTTATAAGTTATCTTGTTGCTAAAATGGGAAATAAAGAATTTAAAAAAATGGTAAAAGAAATACTAGTTGATAAAGTGGGTATTGAATATAAAGTAAATTTATTTAAGAGACATACTTATGGTTCTTTTGTTTCACGTTATGATTACCTTAGAATTTCTATTGCGATGTTAGAAGATTGGAATAACAATACTTGTGAAGGACAATATCTAAAATCGTTGTATGAAAACAAAATACAAAAGGGTGAGAATGATTATGGTGGAACAGAGGGTTTCAATATAACAACATCATATGCTGGTCAGTTTCATACCGACATTGAGGGAATAGAGAATAGACCAATATTTGTTATGGATGGCTTTGGTGGTCAATCCCATGTTATTGATTTTGAAAGAAATAGAATTATCTCAATCATGGCAATACATAGAAACTATGATTGGAAGAAACTAGTTTACAAAAAAATACATTAATAGGCAGGCGTAGTTAAACGGTATAACATCTGTTTGTGGAACAGAAGTCGATGGTTCAACTCCACCCGCCTGTACCAATTAAATGCCTTGCATTCTTTTATCTTTAGAAAATAGATTAGTTTTCGCCTTGGGTCTGGCGTTACTATCTTTACTTCTTTTTCTTAATTGAGCTCTACTAGAAATCTGTTTACTTATCTCTTTTCTTTGAGCTCGTAGGTCTTTTATTAAGTCCATACTTTCTCCTTTTAAAAGAGCGTTTCTTCAACCTTTGTGGTTTACTTCCGTCCGTTTCAGGATAAACGTTTGTATTACTATTTATAGGTTTTTCAATTAGCTTACGGAAATATATGGTGAGTAGTGAGTTGGGTTGATAGGAGGTGTATTCGCTTCGTTTATTCTTCACAAAGTTTACTTTTATTTAGTCTTTTGTAAACCTTACTTTGCTTTGAACAATATCCTTAAATAACGAGGTCCTGTATCCACTGACGTGGTCCCTCTGAATTGAAAGTTAATCTCATACTTATGACCATTGACCATAGCATGAAAGTTTATAAAGTTATATTTACGTACACCCTTTTCAGCGTAACCATAACTATTCTTATTAAGACCAGATACTTGTATTCTATGATTCATACCAACAACTTTGTCAATATGATTATTGTTGTTTGCGATCTTTAACACTAATACAATGTCTGGTCCTAAACATTGATTGAGTATATCTTTAAATCTTCGCATGATCGCAGAGTAGTTAGGATTCTTTGTTGTATTGACAGCAAACTCTTTGCCAAAT